CTCTTTAGCTTTTATTTGCTCTGGGTTTGTTTCAAAGTTTACTACTTCCTCTACACCCTCAGGTAGTCTAGTAGGATCTATACTAATGGGGAACTTATTACCACCAAAGAGTACATCTGCTATCTGACCGTATGCAGCAAGAACTTTTGTTTTAGTTATCTTAACAAATACCTGAGACTTTTCAGAGGAACTAAATTGTACATCTGGTCCGTATATACCACGGTAGTTTCTATATGATTGTATCCAACGATGTTCTTCTGTCTCTCTAGCATTTTCTGCTCTATCGTATCTTTCTTTTACATAAGCTACAATTTGACCAGCCTTGGGATCGGAGTATTCCTCTGCCTCTACATCTTCAATAGAGGATGTTTCTTCCATGTCCATGATCATATCTTCTAGTTCTTCTGCCATTAGTTTTCCTTCCAAGGCCCATTATTAAAATCATATTCTTGTTGACACTTAGGACAAAACCCATATCTTTCTGTGTCATAAATTGTTTCACACTTAGGACAAGTTTCTTTCATATTAATAACCAAATCTTGCATCTGCTGCTTGAAACCCTGTTTTAGTAACAGCAGGATCAAAATCAAATATATTACTTCTTGGTCTAGTCATTACACCATAACGTAAAGCATCATAAAGGTGATCTTCTGCATTAGTGTTTACATCCTCTGGATTATTTTTATCAAGAGGTATGGAAGGTAACTGAGAAATGGTATTAGTACAATTGTTAAAAAATACCAATCTTGGCTCTTCAGTAAACTCATCAACCTGTAAACGTCTGTGTATTTCGTTCTTACCTGCAACCCTTGACCCCCTAGATCTATCTGATGGTCTCCACCTACAGCCTTTCATAATCATCTGTTCAGCAAGGCTAGGGCCAGTATCACCACGATTATGCCAAAGAGAAGAGTCCAAAACTCCATAACGCATTTTCTCCCCTTCTTCTACTTCCAGTATCATATCAGCTAAATCAGTAGCTATAACTTTGGACACGTACATTTCTCTATAAACTACAAGTTGTTCTGAGGGAGATACTGCAAACCAAAGAACTCCCGTATGTGATCCATAGCCATAGTCACAAGCTCTAAATCTAACCCAGCTATTAGGTATATCATATGGGTCAACTACATGTTCTTTCCTATTAAACTCAGGAAAAGCTGCACCCTCTTGAATATCCCAATCACCTTCTAATAGTTGCCTACGTTGATGCTCTGGCAAAGATAAAAGGTTAGCTTCATACATACCATCTTCTGATAGATACGGATTATCAAAGAGGGTGGCTGGAATAAATTTACGTTTGAACAGAGGCTCACCCTCTCTGCTATGACCCTTAGGCCATGTAATAGTTTTATCTGTATCTATATCTGTAGCCCAAAAAGCGTTATTGTGTGAAGAGGGATCAATAAAGGTTTTTTTAACCCACTGATGTCCTGGTCCTCCTGGGTTGGTAGTTGCCCTCATGTATAAAGGTAGACCACTATCTTTTGATGCACGTAATCGTGAACGCATGTAGTTCCAAGGATAAGGTGTAGGCCATTGCGTAAGCTCGTCAAATCCTATCCAGTTAAATGCCTGACCTTGATAACGCATAACATCATCATCACGATCTAAATACGACATCCAAAGAGTTGCTCCACTGGGTGCTACCCAAGTCTTGTCCCTTTCCATAAATTTAATTCCAGGCACTGCTTTAGGGTACAGTTCTTTTGATATAGAAATAAGTTCTCTTAACTCTTCTGTACTTCTACGAACAAGCAACATACTAGCTTGTGAATTACCAAAGTATCTTATAGGATCTACAACCATTGCATATGATTTACCACCACCAGCAGATCCACCATATAATACTTCTTGTTCTGTTGCAGCTAGAAAAGAAGTTTGAGGCCCATCGTTTGCTTTAAATATAATCTTTTGTTTAGGTTGTTCTACTTCTTCAGTGTATATTTCTTTGGGTTGAACCTCGGATACGTTCAATACTGGCTTCGATTTTCTTCGCTTTGTCACACGCTTCTTTGTATCGCTGGGCATAGTAGCGTTGGTTTGCAAGATCTTTCTTAAGTCTCGACTCACGATTTACTCTCTCATTTAAAGCTACATAACTAATTTCTCTTCCAGACTGTGTGGTTAACCAGTTTGCAACATCTCTGTAGCTATATTTTTTTAAGTGCTTTTTTGCATCTTCATATAATTCTAATTGCTCAGGTATTGGTAATAGTATATCCTCATCATCAGGATCTTGTTCATACCCAAACGGTATCTTTCTTCCTACCCTAACCACAGGATACCATGTTTTCTTTCCATCAATAATATCTGGTTTAGGTAGTCTCCAAGTTCTTTGTACCCTAGCCATCTTCTTTCTCTGGTAAAATAAACAAAGGATTAGCAGCTTTTACTTCTATTTTGTCTGTCTTTGCAAAACCTGCTCTATCTAATAAATCTTTTGCAGCAACTATCTTTTCTTTATTACCCAGATCTGTAGGATTAGTCATCACCTCAGACATAGCCCAAGCTGCCTTTGATCCACTGGAAGCAATAAACTTTTTAGTAAGTTCTGCAATCTCTTCCTGCAAAGCTGCAGTTATTTGTGTAGAAGAAGTATTAGGGGCATATCCAGCAACCTTAATAGCAGCCACTGGATCACCCCTGCACTCGTCTGTAAATAAAACATTTAAAAACTTTTGTTGTTTTTCTGTAAGATTATGAGCCATATACCCTATGCCATATCTCTAAACGAGATATCCCTATATCTTTTAGTGCTCTATCTGACATATGTTGTAGTTGCCAGTAAGCCACTTTCTTTTTTTGTGATTCTCTCACAAAGTTGTATATACGTTTAAACATTACTATCTCCTTTTTATGATGCACTTGCATCTATGGGGGTAGTTTTACATATTTAAAAGATAAATGCAACTTATAGTTATGCAACCCCGTTATGTTGGGATTGCATATTTTTAAGATAAAACTACACGTACTGTTGTAGATGTGCTACTTGCACGTCTGTAGTTTAATATTGTAGCATTGCCTACTGCTTTTGGTACAATGAAACTGTGTAGCCCTGCAGCTAACTCAATATCATTATCATCACAATCAGCTTCTGCAGCACCAAAATTAATATCAATTGCATGACTGCAATGAATATATACTGTGCTTACATTGGTGCAGACTACGTGTGTTGTGGTTCCATCCCCAAGGGTGACTGCAGTTTCTACAGCCCACCCCAGGTCTTCACCAATCAAACCAACTTGATCAGCCATGATTATCTCCTAACTTACGTAAAGTTATGAGTTACAGTACCATCACCAAACAAGTGTCCTGTTACCATCCAAAGGGCATCAGTGATAGCTACGCAACTTACATAACCACCAAGGAAACGTCCATCGGCATCTGCATTAAGAACTAACTGATGATCATCTGCAGCAGGTACGTTAAAACCGTTTGTATCTACGTTTTCATTAAGAGCAACTGCTGTACCTACATCATCTTTATCCATGTGTAGAATTACACCCTGCATAACATCTGCATCACTTGCAGCAGAAATAGTATAGCTGTTAGATGTACCAGTTGTTCCAATATGAAAATCATAGTACAATCCTGCAGCAGCAGCAGGTAGTGTTACTACAACACCAGCAGCACGATTAAGAGTAAAGATAGTTCCTGACTCTGCTGCTGTTACTGTTTTAGTTGCAGTAGTAAGACTTGTTACTGCTCGTTTTAATGTTGTAAAAGTAAGAGGTGATTCATATACCTCAATACCCTCTTGTCTTGTTGTTGTTAGTGACATTGTTTATCCTCTCATTTAAATGTTACTATTTCTTTTTCTTTTTTTCTGCAGCCCTTAGTTTTGCTCTTTCAATGGCTGTTAGTGGGCCAAACTTTTCTACAGCTTTTCTAGCTGCTTCATTTCCAGGTTTACTTATTGCATTTTGTAAAGCCTGTTCTCTACGTGTAATAGTTTTTTTGGGGTCTTTTGTTTTTTTACCTGTAATAGCTTTTCTTGCATCATCTACTATCTTTTTAACCTCAGGGTCATCTTTCCTAGGTTTAAGTTTAGTTGTTGTTACCTTAGGTTGAGTTGCAGTTTTTGTAACTGGTGGTTCTTTTTTCTTAAAACC